TGTTCGCGCCATGAGCGCGAAGGAAATATCCGATATTCCCTTCTAGCAGGACATTGGTGTGCTGTCCGTTATCCCCTACCAGCGCCAGGAAAGTATTACGCCCACCGCTACCACCGTACCCGATGGTATGCGCTCGATTCACCGTGAAACGGGCGTTAAGACATTGCTGATGGCACTCGATGACGTTGTTGGCGTAGGCTATGAAATTGTTGTGGGCACTTAAACCATCGATGTCGTTGAACAGTAGAGAGTCGCTGTACGAGAATTGTAAGTCCGCTCGGTCAACCGCCACGTTCGTTTTACGCGCTCCGGCATTGAGTCCCGCCACTTGCAGGGCAAAACCCAAAGAACCTTGGCCCCCGCCCGTAGCGGGCCGCCCCGAGGTATACCACGCGCTGACATCATGAATATAAATCCCATCGCCGGAACCCGCCGCAAAATTGAAAGAGAAATTCTCGAAAAATCGAACATCCACTTCCGAGAGTTCAAAGTTATAACAGGCATCGCCGCGAATCCCGGTATCGAAACTCGCGCTGGTCATGGTGATGCCCGTGGGCGCGGTTGTCGTTCCAAAGTTTCCGTAGAGTCGTGAAGTTCCCGTGTCCCAAAACGCCGTGTACACTGTGGCCCGACACAAAGCCAGTGAGGCAACCGTGGCAAAGCGCCCAGCAGTACGACCAATGACACTATCCGGGGCAACCGTGGCCAGCGCCGCGTCGAAATAGATAAAATGCAGACCGGCGGTAGGGTGATACCACACCCCGGACGTAGAATCAGCTATCCAGCCACTATTCACAGCCACCGCGCCGGTTAACATGGGGCGGGCGAGAGCGTCCCCATAATCCACGATCTCAAAACCGTTTCCGGTCACTGACCACGGTTCGTTGAACACAGAGCCGCGCTTGAGGCGGGCCTTGATTCCGGTCAGGGCCGTCAGAGATGCCAGCGTATTGTAGGGCGAGGCAAGCGAACCGTTGCCACCACCCGCTGCCGCTGAATCGAAGAACTTCTCGGTCAGGGCCATTTAAGTTCCCCACACGACGCCGATAGTGGGCGTGCCAGATTCCGCGATCAGACTCAGGTGGGTGTCCAAAGCAGCGAGAGACAATATGATGGCATCGACGGGGTTAGTTCCCGCTGCTGTGCCGGGTACGCGAACACCAGAAGTAGTCGTTGCCAGCACACCGGAACTTCCCAACGCCGCCCGTACTGCTGTCGTTCCACTGACAGGAAACAGCATGACTTTGGTAGCTCCAGCAGGGGCCGCTTCTTTATGCTCCACCCCGCACAGAACGTCGGTATCGGCAGAATCTTCGGGAATAAAATTGTTCCCGCCCAAGGATGTAAGTGCCACACCAAGCTGATCTACGAGAGTGACCAGCCTCGCGCCGTAGATGCTGAACGCATTGAAATCTCCGTTTTCTTGGCGCTCGTAAACAATCTTGGAGACGGTGTCGTAAAACAGCCGTTCCTCGCCGGGTATCTTAATCATCGACATGCTCGTTCTCCTTAAAATTTATGACTGGTACGATCGCCCTGGCTTGGCCCGGCCAGCGGGCTCGGTGGGCGGAATAGCGGCCTGTGGTGTGGCATGCTTATGCAAATCGACCGCCAGACTTTCTCTCGACAGATCGCGCTGCGCGTTGACCTTGATGGCGACGTTAGCCAACCGCTCCTTGAGGTCGGCGAGCGAGGTTGATTCCTTGCTGGCGTTGCTGATTTCCGTGATAAATATCTGCGTCTGACGGTCACGCTCCTGCTGCTGCCCCTCGAATTGCTGCTGCAACATTGTCAGGCGCGTGGTGGACTGATCCTTGAACTGCGCCAGCCCCTTCTCCAGATCGGCCCGGATCTGCGCCACCGCCACCCGCGGATCGCTCGGCCCGTTCTTCGCCATCTCGTCGATCTGCGCCTGTTCTTCCTCGGTGTACTGGAACTTCTTGGGGTCAAGGTGCTTGCTCTTGCAGTATTCACCAAACCACTTCTTCGGATTCACGCCAAAGGCGGGGTTGGTAACGATCTGCCCCATTTCGACAATCGTTTGGTTTTCCAGCTCGCGCTGTACCAGGGCTGATGAACCGCGCGCGTCGATCTGGTAGTCGCCTTTCTCGTCGTCCTCGCCGTACTGCATCAGCCAAACGTAGTAGCGGCGAACGTGCGGCTCGGTGATGGAGTCGTCGTAGCCCTTCGCCAGTCTACGCAGCACCACCCCGTAGTTGTTGTTCAACATCTGCATGCCGCCCAGCGTGTCCGGCGCGTTTCCCTGCTGGCCCTGCATGAGCAACGGCAGCCCGGTCACGTCCTCGGCGAGCTTCATGCCGAAGTCGATGATGGCCTTCAACTCGGCCTGCTTGCTGTCGATGTTGAATACGCTGAACGCCTGCTTTATATCCTGAATGTCGGCGCCTTCGGAGATGTACCAGACTTTCCTGGGCGTCAGCGTGTTCTTTCCGTCTGCTGGCGTAACCACGCCCAGCCGGATAACGATCTGCGGGCCGGCGGAAAGTCCGGCGTTATCCATCATGTTGCGGGTGGCGGCGTTGACCATGCGCTGCGGAGTGCGGATCTGGCGCGAGACGCCGATACCGGCCCAGCGCCCGGAGATGGACTGCCACACCATTACATCGTAGGGGAACTCGCCGGTATCCAGATGGTTCAGCGATCCCTTGATAACCCGGTTGTTCACCATGGTCAGCACACCATGGACAACCTCGTAATCGTCGCACTTACAGCCCAGCGCCTCGATGTCCTCTTTGTCGATGATGCCGTGGTAATACCAAATCTCGAAACGATCCTTGATGTCCTGCTGTTCTTGCTTGCCGTTGGCGTCGGCTATCTCAGCCTTCTGCGGGCCTTCGGCAAGGCACTTGTCGATCTGGCCTTCCAAGTATCCTGGCGTGCCTTTCAGGTCGTCGAGCTTCTTGCGCGTGATGTGGTCGCGCTCCCAAATGAAGGAACCGTTGTGGATGTTCTCGCCACACGCCGGATCGGGAAACAGGTTCTTTGCGTCTACATATTTCGAGGCAGGCTTGATCTCGGTCTTGACCACCAGTGTTGGGACGCCGTCTTGATTATCGACCACCTGGCTCTTGCGCTTCACCGGAATCGGGCCTTTTATGACGCCGGTTCCAATGCGGGCGCAGGCGTCGATAACCTTGCGTGCCTCGGCGTGGAACTGGCATTCCACGAACCAGTCGTCGAGGCGGGTCTGCGCCTTCTCGGCCCGGGCCTTGGCCTCGGCCATCTCGGCTTGCGCCTTTTCCATGGACTGTTTCACGACCGGCGCGAGCTGATCTTGCGTTGCGTTCGGCCCCATCTGTTGAAGGATGGACACCTTCACGGCCTGGCTGAGCTTTCCCTTGGCGAGATCCGCCAGATCGGCGACCGGCGTAGCCGTCAGCGAGAACGCCCGATCATCCGTTGGCATCAGCATGTCGCTGACCTTGGCCGCGGCTGAGTCGCAGTAAGGCCGCGTGAGGTTGACGAATACGTTAGAGCGCACTTCCCCGGTGGTTGCCGGCGCCATGGTCTGCCCCGGCGGCTTAGACGCCCAACTCGAGCTGCCGGCCTTCATCTCCTCACGGTTGGCGTCGTCAATGCCCTCGTAGAACTCGGTATCTTCTTCCCACTGTTTGTCGATACCCAGCGCGATGCGCCCGTCGATGGCATCCTTCCGGCTCTTGGTGAGCGTCATGCCCAAGGCGTCGAGACGCACCGCGCGCGCTTCCTCTATCTTGGCATGGGCTTCGGCCAGGGCGGCGGATTGGCGCGCGGTCAGCCTGACCGCCACAGGCGGGGCTGCGGCGGGTGTCGTTGGCTGCGCCATTAACCCTCCACCGGTTCGTAGGTTGCTGCAAACACGTCAGGCTTGCAGGGATATCTCTCGCCTTTAACTCCAGTGATGATCCAGTCGCCGGGGCAGACAATGTGCCCACCTTCCAGCGTGTCGATAAAGCCATGCTCGTGCATGCGGACGCCACAGTGCTGGCAAACTCGGGATACGTCCTCGGCTGGCGTGCGGTAATAGCGCACCACCTTGCCCTCGCTCATGAAGCGACCGGCCTCGCCCTCGATCCAGATGCAGCCGTCGTCCGGGTGATCGCCGTTCTTGTGCCATGGCGTTGCCTGCACGACGACCGGCTTTTTGCGAAACAATCCCATTGTTATCGGTTTCCTATGCCATTGTTTCAGTAGCCCATGCCGGGATCGGATGGGCGGAATGATTGTGTTGCTGGAATCTTTTTGGCGTCCTCGTTGCTCATTTGCTCTGCGGACACGCAGATATACCGATAGTTGTCGGCGCCATGACTTGCTTCATCGTGCTGCGGATCGCCGGGTTCGTTCGTCACTGAACTGACAACCCGCTTGTAACGCTTGAGGCTACTCACCAGCGGAGCGGCCTTCGCCTTATCAAAGTAAAAGCGCCCGAATGTTTCGCGTGCCACGCGGATACCGGACTCTACATCCAGCTTCGGCACAATTTTCACGTCCCAGCCATGCCGCTCCATGATCTGCCTGGCTGATTTCCCTATCTTGTAGTCCTTTGTTTCGCCGTCATGGGGGAGCCACATCTTTCCCCAATTCAGGCGCTTCTCCTTCAAGATGGACGAGTAGTAATCGAGCGTGCGGTGATCATCCACGATGCAGTCGATAACCCTGATGTCAGCCACGCCACGTTGCACGAGAGAAATAAACATCTTGTCATTCCACCCCAGGTCGAACACAACATGCACCTTGAGCATGGAATCGTATGGCACGTTGCAAATGCGGCGCTGTTCCAGTGCCGCGCGGATCTCGTTGGCGTATATGGCGCCCTCGACAGCGGCTTTACAGGCGCCCTCCCAAATGTTCGCGTATTCGTCAGCCGGCTTCGTGCGCTTCGCGTGCAGCCGCTCCTTCTCCAGCACTTCAGGGAACCACGGGTTGTCGGTGTAGTTGACCTTGATCACCATCGAGTCAGGAGGCGGATTCTCGACAAACCGAACGAAAGTATCGTCGGTGTCCAGATCAGGGTTGAAACTCACCCATATCTCGCTGCCGTCTTTGCGGATCGTCGGGATCAGGATGTCCCACGACTTCTTGCTGACCGTCTGACCTTCCTCCACCCAGCAGATGTCACAGCCCTCGAAGGACTTGATCGACTCTACGGTGTGGACGTTAAGGCCGGTGAACGTGAAGGTGGTGCCATTCTTGCCGCGTATCTCAGTCTCTAACGGGTCGTAGAATGCGCCGAGCCCCAAAGCTTGGATCTGATCGCACAACAGCGTGTGAACGGATTGCTTGATTGACTTCTGTACTTCGCGGGCACACAGGACTCGTATCGGGATTTCCTGTATCCCCAGCATGAGCAGCGCCCTGGCGAACGACCAGCTCTTAGAGCTACCTCGTCCTCCATAGGCGACTTTGTAACGGTGTTTCTCGAACAGGTACTTGAGTTTCTTGGGGAATCTGGCGCGCGCTTCTTGTTGCGCGCTCACTCAAACGTCACCTTGATGATGACAGGGATAGTGCCGCCCGGGCCTGTGCCTTCGATCGCTTGTGGAACTTTTCCCTCTACGCGGTCGCCGAACTCCTTGAGCGCCGGGACATCGCCTTTCCCGGCTTTCTTCACTAGCTTGTCAGCAAGCCGGTTCATCATGGTGTAGTTGCCCTCTCCTTTCGGGCCTTTTGCAGCACGAGCGGCGGCACGACGCACAGCATCAGACCAGCAGCGCCCTTGTACTGCGTTTTGATTTCCGAGTGGAGCACCGCCCTTGTTGTTTTTAGTTTTACCTTCTTGTTTTTTATTATCTTTTTTTTGTTGAGTTGGTGCTTTTTTCTTGCTGCGCTTCTTCACTGATGCCTCACTTGCGTTTATGCAGGACGCGATTCGCCTTCGCGCGTATCTGCGCGGCTTGGCCTGCGGAGAGATTGCCCTTGTTGACCTGTTGCGTGGCTCGGGCCTTCGCATTGGCCGCGTGCGCACGGTCAGGCATGGGATACTTGCGTTTTCCCGGCAAACCGAACTTTTCTGCGGGAATTTTGCTGCGCATCGCCGCGTTGATGATGCCCATTACCTGCCCTTCTTCTTACAGTAGCGCCCGGTCTTGGGGTGGCGAACGTCATGCGCGGGCTTCTTCATGGCGCTGTTAATCAGCCCACGCTTGGTGCCTGGGGCCACCTTCCCGATCCGGGATGGCGTGCCGCTGTAGGATTGCATGGCCATGTCAGACGGCTCCGGGCCTCATCTTCGGCATTTCAGGGGCTTTGCCGGTGACGCTTTGGTAGCCGGCGTTGAGATCCGCCTGGCCTCGCGCGGCGGCTTCCGGGCTGGGGCCGGTGAGCAGGTCTTTGGCGATGCTCAGCGCCTCGTCCACGCTGCCGGCGGGCTGCATGTTGGCGTCGTCCATGCCGCCGCCTTCCGCTTCCGGGCCGACCATGAACGTGCCATCGGTTTTCAGTTCGATGGCGATAACTACCCTGTCCGTGGCCTGTTCCTGGGTGTCGCCCTGCGGCATGCCGCCTGGCTGCATCATCTGGTTATCGTCGGGCATGCTGGCTTTCTCCTGAGTTACCGAACGTGAGGTTGACGCTCCCGGTGTTGCGTCGCTCCGCAACGTCATTCACTCCCTTGGGGGCGTAATGGAGTCCGATCCCGATCAGGCCGATAACCGCCAGCGCGTTACAGTGGTACTTCTCGCACAGACTATCGTGATTCGACTGAGATCCAACCGGCGCGCTCGCCGTGGTGATCGTGGTAACGGCCGGAGGCGGCGCGCTGGGCTTGTCATTGTCGTGCGCCATGACGGGAAGCGTGAATACAAAAAAGAGCAGGATAATTTGAATCAGGTGCTTGAGCATTAAAGTCTCCTAACAGGTAATAATTTCGCCATTCGTGATGAAACCATGCCAACCGCAGGCGCCTTGCAGCAAGATGCTCGGTTGCGTTGTCAGGTTGGAATAACCCGCGCCACTCACCCCCCACCGAGTCGGGGCGCCTTCTGTATTATGGGCGCCAAGGTTATCTGGTACTCCGCGATCCCGGAAAGTAACGTCGATCAGATGTGTGCCGATCATCCCGCCGTTCTTCTCAAAGCATTTCGGACAACCTAACCAAATCCCTTGCGCCTCAGCTAGAGAATCAACGTGGGTCATGAATCTCTGTTGATACGGCACAGGGTTTAAATCGTCCTGGGTGATGGTGCGCTCGCCGTAAGTAATGAATTGAGGCTCAAGATCAGTAAGTTTCACGGACATCCCGGCGACATGCCGTGACCGCCGTATATTTTGCGCTCCCACAGCGACTTTGCTTTCCATGCGTCGGTGGGGAGCCATTGGATGTTGAACACAGCATCGACGCCGCCGCACGCCAGCGGGATAACGTGATCCATCACCCAGCCAGGACAGGAGCCTGTCGTCAATCCGTTCGCGGGGCATGGGTGCGCCTGTTTAAAGTAGTTCAGGACGTTCGTGCTACGCAGGATACGCCCGTCAGCGGCGCGCTCAGGGACACTGCAGCAGCGCGTCTCAGTCAGCCGATCAACGCTTTTCGTTATCGTTGTCTCCGTAACACCCGGCAATACCGCAAAGGATGATGGCAAAAAAAACAGGAGACCGATTAAACCGAGCATGAGGCGAGCCAGCATTTTCACTTGTCGTCCTCCATCATCTGCATAAGCGCAAAATGTACCGGGATAACCAGCGGCGCCAGCTTGACGCAAATACCCACCAGCAAGCCGCCTTCGGTTTGACCTTCCACCAGCGGTTGCCAGCCGGCGTAGTACAGGCGGCTGACATCCCAGGCCGGCAAGCAGAACGGTTCGCTCATGCGTTTAGTGGCAAGTCCTTCACTTCGCCGGTGTCCAGGTTGACCGAGATCGGCTTCTGGTTGGGACAATGGAATGACAGGCAGCGTCCGTTCAGCACAAACTCCGTTCGCTCGTCAAACCCATCCGGCAGTTCAAAAGAAAAAACGCAACCGCATTTTTTCTTTATGTTGATCTGCATTTACGCAGGCGAGACGTTGATCGCCTGCATGCCCTTGGGGCCGCGCTGCGATTCAAACTCTACCTGCTGGCCTTCGCTCAGATTGCGCCGGCCCTGGCCGACGATCCCGGTGTAGTGGACGAATAAATCTTCACTACCGTCCTCGGGGCTGATGAATCCGTAACCCTTTGCCTCGTTAAACCATTTCACTGTTCCAAGCATGACGCTGCTTCTCCTTGCGATATTTTCTATTCATTGAATTGTGGCAAATGCGACATTTCCTACAACCGTGATTCGGCGGCGATTTGCTGCATGTTATTTGCCCCGTTGATTGAAAAAATCCCCCTCGTGAGAGGGGGCATAAAACCACCACTTCTAGGAGGAGCCCTTCAAAATATCGAGCTGAGCAATCGTGCGGTGCGCACGCGCTTTACATTCGCCCTTCAAGCATGTCAGATATTCGCGCAAGAGCTGGATATTCAGCCCGCGCAGATGGGAGTTGATCTTCGCCATTTTCTGATGCGCTTCGGTACGCTTCCACTTTACGTCAGCGGACAGGTCGAAGTTATGGCGCCAGCCTATTGCGAAGTCGATGCACTCGGTCATTACCTGCGTCGCTTTCGGCGTCGGCGAGCTGAAATAGAAATGCGGACGCGTGTAGCCGTGCCGCGGCTCTTGCTGTTCAACTTGGTACGCGGGATCTTGTCCCATCTTATTGCGTTGAAATCTATCGTGATTATTCATGTTACATGACATGCTCCGGGCAAAAAAAATCCCGGCGGTTGCCCGTCGGGATTCGGTAGAGAGGTAACTATTCCAGCGTGACATAAATGATACTCGACCCGGACAAATACGCAATAGGAACAGCAGTCAATCTCGACTATCTTCTTCCGGCTCCGGCACCATCCCGGCCATAATCATGGGTTCGAGCAGGGCGTCGTAACAAGCATGTTCCAGCCGGTACAAAACGTCGTGGATACCGAGTATGTGCTGGCCCCGGTAATGCCGGCCATATGACCACCGGCGCAAGGTGCGGTCGTCCACGTCGTAATGCTTGGCCCACCAGACATCCGTGTGATCCCGGCGATATCCGCCCCATGCGCGGAGAATATCGGCCATGTAGTAGAGTTTTATGCTCGGAAGCTCGTCGCGCAGCAGGTTCAGCACGCGCAGCAGGTACTTGCGTTTGTCCTGTTCCATCTTTCCTGTCAGCGGCTTGGCGTAGCGGGCGATCAGCACTGCCTGTTGGTCGATGGTAAGGTGGCGCGCCAGGAGTACCGCTATCAAGGCGCCTTGGGCGGCCCGATCCCAGCCGTTCAGTTCCCCGGTCACTTCCTCCGGTAGCTTGACGGTTCCTCCGCGCAGATCCCGGAAGAATGGACTGATATCGACGACTGGCCTCCCTTCAACTGCAAACGCATAACGCACCGCGGATTCGACACTTCGGAACCGGGGGCTATCTGCCATGAAAGGCTTTCCTACGTTTCTCGGTTGCTTCCCGGAGTTCGCGCGCGGCCCGGCACTGATCCGAAGCGATCCGGCGTTGCGCTCGCATAGCAAAGTATTCGCTGACACGTTTTTTAATTTCTTCCCTCTGGTGTTCGGGCGCTTGTTCCAAAGCTTTTCGGCGTTCCTCCACATCCGTCATAAGGACGATGGCGCAAAAGTGATTCATGATCTCCTGGCGGTCATTCATGTCACCGCTTCCTTCTCTTGACAATCTCGATATCAACCCCGAAGGAAGCCCGAACTAGTCTGCGCTTGAGCTTGCTTAACGCCATATCCATGCCCTTGCAATCAATCGTGTGGATCGTGCCGCTTTTCTTCTCCCGATACCGGAAATCGGCTATCACGGTGCAGACGTGTATGCCGTTTATGTCGATGCTGAACTTCGGCTGTAACTCGATATCGGTGATCTCCCCTGCACGCTCGCATAGCTTGAGTTCCGCAAAATACTTTGCCTCAAGCGAACTGGCGAACTTTATGCCGTCCACCATCAAAGGCTTGGCCTTGTACTTGTGCGGCTTCTTGCCGAGACGCAGGGGGATCAAAGATGCCTCCATGTATCCTTTGTTCCGGTTCTGACTTGCATCTTAAATGCCGCGACACCCATAATTACATCTTCTGCATCCCGAGCCACAATTACAGGAATAGCCCATCGTGCAATTCTTTTCTTCGTGGTATCCGTAAGATCATCTCCTTTCGGGGGGACGACGATGAAATCATTGAATGTGCCGTTTCCTAGCCATCTGAGAAATAAGCAATCACGAATCCCATATTCGTTTCGGATATATTTCACAAAAATACGATGAGCCCGCAGATTGTCTGCGATGGCCAGGAAGGCGGCATTCTCCGATCTCATTACTCCACCACACCCCAATCGTCAGCCAGCATGTCAGTCTGCGAACACAGCCACGGCACGATCTGGCCATCAGCGGTTTTCATATCGACGTGCGCGTGGTAGTTGATTGTCGTGCCTTCGGGGTAGATACCGAGCAGCGGCGGACGGTTCACTTGGAAAGTGCTGCCGCCTACCAAGAAGATAAACATTCCACGGCCATTCCAGCCTGACCGTGCAGCTTTCTTGCCAGCTTTTACTTCGATTAGTGCTTGCGAAAAATCCATGTTTGTTCTCCTGTTAAAACATGACGCCCAGGTGGGCGCCATGTGGTTTCAATGTGACTTCAATGTGAATCCAAGGTGTTTGACGTTAGCCGCCTGCTCCGATACCACCGAAGCGCGCCTTGGGGTCACCAGGAAACTCTGGCGTTGGTACCTCCTGCACATCCGCTGTCGGACCTTCGCCTTGGCCGTTATCGGGAGCGGGAGAAGGTGGCGGAATGGCGTGCAGCGTCGCCAGGATCTCGCCGGCGGCCACGGCTTTCTGGTAAGGCATCCAATGGCAGAAGCCATGAAGCGCATCGCTGGTTTCTCCTTCGTTTACCAGAGGAACCTCGGTGCGGGCATACTGCATCCCGTTGGCGTCAACGATAGACAGATTCACCAGATTGTCGTTGTGGACGAAAGCCACGGTAGCGGCATGCGGCTGGTTTCCTTCGGCGGCATGATCCCCAGGCCCGGGGACGTACAACACGACGCGGCCTATGGTTGGTACGATCTTTGTTCCCATCTTCATTTTCATTCTCCTGTTGCGGTTGCCGCCGCTTCGCCGGGGGCGGTGTTGCCGGTTTCAAAAGGCGTTTCCATCTGCGTCCGGTAGGTCTTTTCGAGCAAAGGGATTAAGCCCTGAATCGGTCGCATGTTTTCGTACTCGCAATAAAGTGTCGGCACGCCGTGTCCGAAATCGCGGGTCTTGAGCATCTTCACGTCTTTGGCTGCAAGCCAGCCCATCAGCGAGACATCACACTCCCCCAGCTCGGGGCGCACGGCCTCGATGCGCGCGCCGATATACAAGTCGGCGCAGTCCCACTGTTTATGCGGGTACATGAACTTGCTGTAATGGGACGCCGATCCGGCCTTGACCTCCATGCGCTTTTTCTCTCCGTTGCGCCACACGAAAAACTCCGACCGCTTTGATTTGCCGTCGGTAGATATTCTGTGCTGATGCAGCACATGAAATGCCTCTAAGAAATGCCTTACTGCCAACTCTCCGATGTAGCCGGTCAGGAAACGGTGCTTGCGGGCCAGCCCGGTATAATTTGGGGTCTTTTTTAGGTTCTTGCTGATCGTCTGATCCCACCAACAGGCGGCGGCCAGATCGGTGTCGCTCAATTTAATCAACTTAATCAACATTGACGCGCTCCCGTTTCCAAAAAGATGTCATGCGCGAATAGTGGCGCTTCGTCGCAGATTCGCTTGTGCGCCATCGCGGCATATTCGGGGTTCAGCTCAAGGAGGATGGCGTTACGGCCCAGCCGTTCAGCAACAAGGCCGGTGGTGCCGGCGCCTCCGAAGGGATCAAGCACAGTGCCGCCTTGGCGAGATCCGGCTTTGATGCACGGTTCGATCAGTGCCGGCGGGAACGTGGCGAAGTGGGCCTCACTGTAACCTTGCGTGGGGACTGTCCAAACGGATCGCTTGTTGCGCGTGTCTGGCATGACAGACAGCGCATCATCCATGGACGAATTGTTTTTGATACCGCTACCGGGCTCAGCGAGCTTGCGCTTGTGCTGGTAGTCCTTCTGCCCCTTCTCGCGCCCCTCTTTGTGTATCGTGCCGTGCTGGCCGCTCCCGGTGCTGGTGTCCCAGCCGTTGGGAGTTTTATATCCATTCCCGGGGCGGCGTGGATTTGTGTTTTCGCTCGCAGGCTCCTTGATGGCCTCGGCGTCAAAATAGTAACGCTCGCTCTTGGTTAGCATGAACAGGTATTCATGCGCCTTTGTGCAGCGGTCGTTCACACTCTCAGGCATGGGATTCGGCTTATTCCAGATGTTGTCTTGGCGTAGCCACCAGCCGTCGGCCTGCAGCGCGAAGGCGAGGCGCCAGGGTATTCCTACAAGGTCTTTCGGTTTCAGGATCGGATGCTTGCCTGATGCGGGCGGCCTGAATTTCGTGCGCTCGTCCCATGCCGGATTCGGCACTCTGCTCCCGCTGACAACGGCGCGCTGCTTTCCTGCCGTGCGGTTCTGCCCGCCGTAGTTTCCCCATGAACCAAAATACGAATCACCGATATTCAGCCAGAGGGTTCCGTCGTCGGCCAGGACTTCGCGCACAAGACGAAACACTTGTGCCATTCGACATATATAGCACTCGCCACAAAGAGCTGGCTCGAAAAACTCACGAAGATCGTCTGGTAATTTATACGCTTCAATTAATAATTCACTAGACTGAACGTTGGTATTCATACTAACATTCCGTCATGAGTAAAAAACTGGCGCCTGACGAAAAGGCGAGGCGCAAACGCTTGCGCGATCACGCTTATTACGTTAAGCATTACGACAAGAATCGAAAACGGTATCGTTCCCATGCTGAGACATGGCGCAAAGAAAACCCAGAAGCGTCGAAAGCCATTACTAAGCGCGCTCATGCCAAACTTCGACAAACAGTGATCGCGGCCTATGGAGGAAAATGCGTCTGCTGCGGTATTGATGACTGGAGATTTCTTAGCATAGACCATAAACGAAACGATGGAGCATCCCATCGTAAGGACGGTCGGTTTCGTGGGCCCAATATCTATGGATGGCTCAAGGCACATGGATTCCCAAAAGATAGATTTCAAGTCCTGTGTTACAACTGTAATCTTGCAAAGTCCCATTGTGGCGGCGTGTGTCCCCATCAGATTAAAGCCAGTTCAGTAAGGCGACGCAAAACCATCTGACGTTGTTTGTCTGACAAATCTACGCGAAGCTTCATAAGTGGGCGCCCGCAATCGGGGGATGATTCAAGACCAAGTTCACCATTTTCTTTTCCAATTCCATAAGATCGCAAACCCCAATATGGAGGGCTGGTAACAACGCACTGTACCGAGGCCGCGGGCATGGCCCGCAGCGCCTCGATACAGTCGGCGTTGATGATACGCACGGTCACTTGCTGGCGAATCGCTCGAACTTCGGCGCCAGCAGTACCTTCAGCCCGGACTTCTCTGCGTAGGTATCGCGGAACGACTTGATGGCGTCGTCCTTCACCTTGTCCGGGCGATTCAGGCGATACCAGATTTTCACGGCAGGGCCGGCAACGCGATATCGCACCTTGGCCTCGACCCCATAAATGGGGGAGTGTTTGAAAGGAGCGATGCCGAGCTTGAGCTTCTGCGGCATGATAACTTCGCCCTGCTTCGCGTCCTCCAGGAAGGTCAGCTTCACCATGCCGTTCTGCGTGTTGACGGCGCTGGTCAGGTTGGCGGTGCGGTTCTCCTGAAACGACGTGACGATCTCCAAGAGTTTCGCGGCCTGGGGGTCAACGATGTTGTCGATGTGATCCTCGATAAACTCGCCCAACTCGAGCTGCCCGAACTGGTGTTCGTCCTTCTCGATCCAGTCCTTCCATTCCAGTGTTTCCTCGAAGGCGTAGAACACCACATGCGTTCCCCACGAAGGGCTGCCGTCGTGGTAGTCCAGCACCGCGCCGATCTTGTCGGGGAGCGCGAAGCCGAGCGGCGTTACCCCTTCGGCTTTGAACTTGTTGGTGTACTCGATCAGGCTTTCGATATCGCCCACCTGGATCGTCTCGCGGATGCGCGTCGGCTTATCAAGGAACTTGTCAAGATTCTCGATCTTGTAGTCCTTGTGGAGCAGCATGATTTCGGCGGGGGCGCCCTCTACGGCAATCACTTCTGCCATTTGTCCCGCCAGTCCGCGCGCGGCTTCGATAATATCGGTTGCTATGTCAGTCATGGTGTTTCTTCTCCTGTTAGAAATGGTGTTTGTGTTGTTACTGCTGAACGTCTCGCAGCGGTGTCGTCGTCTCCGTCACCGCCTTGAGTTCCATCTTGGTCTGGCGCGGGTTATCCCGCACCAGATTGCAGTCCTCGGTCGGGAACATGATCGTGCCCACCAGCTCCGGTTCAGGCTTCTTGATCCTCACTTCCGGCACCACCAGCATCGCCAGGGCGCTGTTCTGCGCCGGCTTGAGCGTGAGTGTCAGCGTCAGCGTTCCCTGCTTGTGCTCGTTCTGCACCGCCTCGACCAAGGCGTTCATCTTGGCGGACAGATCATCGAGTACCGATCCTTCGCCGAGTTCGCGCAGCAGATCCGTGAACGGGCGGATGGGGTGTAACGTATCTTCTTTCATGGTTGTGGCTCCTGTTGTGATGGCGGTTAATCCGCCTGTGATTGAACTAATGGGCTTTGAAAAACTTCTGCTATCGCTATCTTCTTTGGCGTTCTGCCATTCAAGATTTGCAAGCACATGCTCAGCAGATCGTCCTGATCCCCGTAGCGGCTCTCAAAACGCCGTTTCCAAGGGTGGACAGCGATCAATCCCGGCGCCCCGGTGCCGTGTTGGTGGTGGCCGGCGCACAATGGCAACACGCGCCTGTGCGCTCCTGGCTTTGTGCGTCCATCAATGTGATGAATACTCACTGTCAGGTTATGCCGGCCATCAAGGCGGCAAGCGATACAACCGATTTCACGAGCCATGCGGTCATGCAGTCGCTTCTCTGCGGCGGTTGGGGCACACCCTTTCATGCCGCCCTCCTCGCAAAAGCGTTCACTTCGCCCTGTATTACGGTAATTGTTAGGATCATGTGATCCTCGAACTGCATGAACTTCTTGGTGTTGAGACGGGTACTGGTCGGCACGTTGCAGATGTCCTTGATAACGTCATGCGCGACTTCGGCGGTGCGGGCGAACAGGATGGCGACGTGCTCCGCCTCCATTTCCTGCGCTATCAAGCGCTTCACTTCGAGCGGCGTGTATCCAGTCTCGTTGGATATCTGCTCGACAATACTGGCGGTCTGTTCCAGGCACTCGGTGAGCGTGGCCCAATATCTAGAATTTTGCGGTAGCGTTCGTGTGCGCTGATGTTCGCGCACTACCACTTCCTGCAACGGCCCTCCGGGTTGCAGGTTCAAGATATATTCTGCGGCGGCGTGTTTGATGCGGTCGTCGCGTAGGATGAAGTGCTTCCCTCCGCTCACGGCGTTGGCCCTATTTTTATGACTGGCGGAATCGTGTCAGGGTTGATGATGTCGCCGCAGGCGTGCGCCTTGTTCGTAAAAGAAAGCACAAGCAGGGTAAGAATAAAAACAACTACCACCCATGAAACTATGCCGGCGATTACCCAATAGAAAAGCTGGGGCGGCTCGGCGTTTTCTCCATTCGGCATTGGTGTGCGCTCCCATTTTCTGCGAAGCAAGTCGAACTTCTCGCGCTCGTCTTTTGGGTCAATACAATCGGTGTGCCACCGGCTTCCGCATCTAGCGCATCGTTGTTTCTTTTGATCGCTCATAAATCCTCCATGATTTCAGAAGCCATTCATGCGTAGACGTTCGGTGTCAAACTCGCTTTTGCTCTTACCGCTTTTAAATTGCGCGGTTTGGTAATCTGTGAATGATTCTCCTGGGAGGAATACGGTTTTAGTCCGGCGCCTGGTGTCTCGCATGGCGTCGAAATGTTTTTCGACCGCGGAGTATTCCGGCATCTTCGATGGTGTCGCTCGATATGGTTGGACGGGCGCTTTCCATCCGCAGCGACAAGACTTGGCGATATCCAATAAATCGTCGCCGCAGTCTGGGCAGTTACGCACGCGCCACCTCCTTCACCACCAGCTCGCCGACATAGTTAGCGCACTTGCTTTTGTTAAAAAGCGTTGCAGGTCGTAGATATCCCTGCATTTTCTCGTCGCCGTTCCATTCCCGGTATTGTCTGGCGATTACCTGTCGAAGTTGGCTTGGGGTATATCCCTCTTTCAATCGAGCGCAGATCAGGTCGATGTTTGCTGACACTGGCTGAAAATTCTTTCCGGTTTTGGTGTTTAGAAAATCGAGGATTTCTCTTGCCGTTTGTTTTGGATTTACTTTTTTACCGTTGAGCGGATCAGCGTCGGGCGCTTTGCCCGACA